AGGAGGGGAGAGAACACTCGTCGATGGTTGCAGCTTCCCAGATTGGGTAGAAGTGAAGACCGATTGCGTTAGAGCTCGGGACGATGGCTCCTGAGATGATGTTGTTTCCATAAAGTAATGATCCTGCGACGGGTTCTCGAATACCATCGATATCAACTGGAGGAGCTGCAATGAAAGCAATGATGAATGCTGTTGTTGCTGTTAATAGTGCAGGGATCATTAGGACACCGAACCAACCAACGTATAGTCGGTTGTCGGTACTAGTAACCCAGTCACAAAAACTCTGCCAGTCATTAGATGGTTTTGTTATTTGTACTGTAGTTGCCATTTAAAAAATGCCGGGAATTATTTGTCCAGTTATTATGTATGAACCAAGGGCAGCAACAAAACCTAGCATAGCTAGTTGACCGTTAACACGTTCAGCATTGTCAAAGTAATCACCTTGGATAACTTGGACTTGTGGTTCAGTTGCGAATCTGTTTTGACGTCCGCCCTGTTCAGTTGTAGTTGTCATTAATAAAATGAGTAAGAGTTCGTGTGGGCCGAGTACGATCTTTCGGGTCAGCCGCTAAACTTTTACTTCTTCTTTTGTTTTCTCTTCTTTCTTTTTCTTTCAGCTTCTAAAAAATCCTCACCCGTTCTTTTATTACGAGGTGGCTTTGGAGCTGGAGGTTTTGGAGGTTTTGGAGCTCGAGGTTTAGGAGGAGGAGGAGAATGCTGTCCGTAATGTCCTGGCATTAGGTTGACTCTGCTCCTGCTACAGTACCATCAGTAGTATTACCTACTATCTTACTGCACTGAGCTGCTTGAGCTGCTGTTGTACCATTGTCATTATAAGGTATGAACCAACGGTCACCAGTTGCATTGACTTTGTATTTTACCACCATGGCATTTGCACGTGCCGATGGATCATAAGCTTTTGACATAATTAAAATTGTACGTTTGAACGTTCTAGTTTATCGTATAAGTCCTGACGATAGGCAGGATCTCTATCATATCTAGGGTCAGACATAGCTGCTACTACTTCAGCTTGGCTACGGAATCCATCCTGTGACCTAGCTGCTTTACCAGTAAGCATACGTCCTTCATATCCCTCTGCGTTTTCATACTCTGCTTTCAATCCTGCTACTGCTATTTGAATAGCGGTTGCATTACCTTGATCCACAATATTATTAAACGCACCGAGTTGTTTTTCTGATAAATTATCTGCTGCCCAATTAGTTAGATTATCATATTCCTTTTCACCACCTGCTGAATTGTATACTTGATTCATTTCAGCATCAGTAAGGTCAGGATATTCTTGTCCTTGTTGTTGGGGAGAATTCTCTTGTATAGCCATGTAAGCTTCGACAAGATCCTTGCTACTCATTGAACCAAACTTTTCAAGTGTATCTTCTGATAGAGCACCTTCATTATTATAGTATTCATCAGAAGCTTCTTGTATTAATTCAACTCCTGCTACAACATTTTCATCATACTCAATCTCATCTTCATCTAAAGTTGTATCTTCAGTATCATCATCAGAACCTAGCTTCCTTTGTAGTTCAAGATATGCTTCTTCTAATTGTTCTGCATTCTCATACTTACCAGCTAATAATTCATTCTCTTGTTGTCCTAATTTTTCCGCTACCTCTAGAGAGTTCTGTTCGTCTTCTGAAAACTCAGGTGCATTAGGATCTGTTGGATCATAATTTAGTGTTTCCGTCATTCTTTATTCCTCTAGCGGTGGTTACTTTTAGGTTGCCTAAACCAACTGTCTCTACTAACTCAGGGTCTTTACCTATCATAGCTCTTGCAGCTATGGCTGTAGGTTTAGCTTTATCAGTATCTGAAACAATTGATTCAGGCTTACTTACTTTAGGCAGGGGTTTCTTACGCACCTTCGTCGGGCGACTGGCCTTCACTTTGTCCATTTGTTAATTGATCTTTTTGTTCTTTGAATGATTCACCCATTGCTTCATTCTTACTTGGGTCCATCATTGGGGAGTTAGCGAACTGACCAGCTTGCTTCATTATCATTTGCTGTTGCATCTGTTGTTGTTGCTGCTGTTGTTCTTGAGCCATAGTCTCAGGTGTCTTAACTAAGTTAAGTACATCTATACCTTGAGCGGCTGCAAGTCGTTTAACATACTCACCTGGATCAAGGAACTTAGCCATGATCTCTGGTCCCATAGTTTGAGCTAGGGTTTGTGCGAATTGAACAAGACTCTGTTGATCTTGTCCTCTACCAATAGCATTAACTCCAGCTACAATAGTAGGAGATACGATATCCTTAGGTATCTTAGGTATCTCTTTGTTGCGTTGTAGTATATGTAATGTTCTATCAAGGTAAGGGATTAAGAATTCAACTGTAAGTAAACTGAAGAGTCCACCTAACTGTTGTTCTAGTTCCATCTGCGTGAGGCGTACCTCTTCTGCAGTAGTTCTTTCGCTTTGTCTAACCTGTAACACTAGGAAAGCATCGCTTATCCTGCGCTCTAGGTTTTGCATTTGTTCTTGTGCTGTTCTAAAATCAGCAGTCTTTCCTACCTGAATAACACCAACGTCATCAGGTCTTCCTTGAACAATTGCTCCATTACCAGCATCGGCAATAGTTTTTGGTTTTGTAGTAGAGCTTGGGCTGACCAAGAATACTACCTTACTAGCTGCAGCTGAACCCTCTACGAGAGCTTGGGATAATCCTTCTAGGGATCTAATATCCCCAAGGAATTCTTCGACTCGACCCCTTCCGTAATCCTCTCCGTCTACAGTATTGAATCTCAATACCAACCAGGGAGAAGTATTCTTTGGTGCCGTGCTGCGACTTCCAGGTAGTATGTTATCAAAGGCTTCTTGATGCCATACCCATCTACCATTGTCATCCAGTTTGACGTAGGTGTATACCTCAACGTCTTGATCATCAGATCCTGTCTTGTAACCATCATCCCCTGGGGAATTAGGTAAAGGTACTGGCAGATCTTGACCAAGTATCTTACGACTGATTAGTTCCTTTGTTACGATCTCACAAATGTTCCCGTTACCATCACGATTAACAACGAAACGGTTTAGGGGAAAATTTTTCAGACCATTCTTTCCCATAAATATCAATGCATTACCTGACACAATTAAATGTTTAAGTGCTTGGTGTACTACTACTCTATCTGTAGAAGCATTGATATGATCCATGATCATCCTCTCCATTTTAGAGAAGGATAAATCTAATTCACTTTTAACTTCAGGTGGGAACTCCACACCTATTTTATCATCTCTAATTTGCAACTTGAAGAAGCTAGTCTGTGGTGGTATCAATGCAAGCATTAGTTTTGCTGCAAGGTTCACCACTGACTTAGCTCCTACCGACTGCCATGGAGTATGTAATTTCTGATGTGTAGGTCGTGAACTAAGATCTTCTTGTATTAGGTAAGGCAACGTCAATCTTGAACACTCAACAGCGGTATCTAGGAACTGGCTACGACCCCTTGTAAGTTGAGTGTATCTATCACGTGCTTTCATTTATTTAAACTTGTATATCTGTTTTCCCTGTACCTTCACCTAATGGCATTTCAGGATTAGAGAGAGAACCTAGTTGCTTAACGCCTTCTTTAGCTGACTTAATCTCAAGTGCTTTCTTCTTCTTAGTATCTAACTTCTCTTCTGGTCGCTGAGCTTGTTTGATATTCTCATCTGCTACTGCAGTTGGAGGAGGAGTAGGTGCCTTAGTTGGAGGAGGAGGAGGAGTCGGCTTAATGGGCTTAGGTGGTGGTGGTAAATTCGGTGTATTAAAAAGACACATTAGATTTCTTCTTCGTTTAATAAGGTTTGTATATAATCTACCACGCTGGCTTGACCTGCACGGTACATGATTGATTCAATTTTTTCTTTCGGGTGGACAGGTCTCCACTTGAAATGATCTTCAACTTTTTTAAGTAGCTCATCTACACGTTCGTTGTGTAGCTTAAGCGTATTTAGGGAGATTTGTGTTGGCATGTTCGAAAAATGCTGGCATACGTGCTCGCTTGGTGTCAGAAAACTCTGGAGCTTTCCCTTCATACATTAAGCGATCACTCGCATCCAGCCAAAAATTTTTGTCCAAATATTTATCGGTAGTATTTATACCTAGTGGCTCTAATACCCAGTTAATGGTGGCCTTCCTAAGTTTATCCAGAGAAGGAGAAGGAGATACACCCAACTCATGACATACAAGAGTATTACATCCGACATGGATCTGTTCGTCTCTTGAGATATCTGCCGATACTGTCCTAAGAGCAGGATCGCCATTAAACCTAAAGAAAGGGAGAAGAACAAAGAAGATTGCTCTTTCAGCCACGAGAGCTTTGGTAATTGTATGGTCAGGATGTTTAATCCATGCATCTCTTAATAACTTCCCCTCCTTCTCATCTTTTTCATTAACATTATGTGCATCTGCTATATATCCTAATGCTAGATCATGTCTTTCCTCATCTTTAACATTTGATTCAAGGAGTTTTCTGGCATTACTGGGAATACTCTTCTCCAATGCTTCACTAATGAACGCTCCGACAGGGAGCTCCATATGACGTATTGAGAGAGCACGTTTGATGGTCTCTTCTGCACCGTATTTCACCTCGCCTTTGGTGGGTTTTACTGGGGACCACTTTCTCTTGCGGTCCATTAATTTATCGTAGGGATGTTTTCTCATTCTTGACAATCGCAGGTTAATGGCTCGGTGTTACCGAGTATATCCTGCAAGTAATCATCGACTTCACTCTGATCTAATGCTGCATACGCATCGGTCTTATCTTGTGTATCGCCCATAACTTGCAGACTGTAGTAAAGGGAGGTTTGGGGTGATAGTAACCACTCTTCCACAAAGTTTCTGTCGTATGTCACAACATCACTCCAGCTATTAAATGAATAGCCGTGAAGAAGTCCCGTATTATCTAGCATGATCATGATTTGGTCAGCTACTTTCTTATAAGCATCCCAACCAACTTCACTAGCGATTTCTACATCGCCATAATCATAATGTTCCACTCCAAAGGTTCCACTGTCTCTATCCACAGAGCGAGCTATTGGAGGTGCAATTTCTGGTGTAGATGTGAATCCATCTAAATCCTTACTTCTATATGAACAAGAAGCAGTGGGAGCTATTGCAAAAGCTCTCACCATATTATTATTTTTTGCTATATATGCAGCACCTTCTATACCTTCTCTCAATTTGTATGCAATTTCTAATGCATCATTCTGTTCATGAGGCAGTTTATTATTAACAGCTAATAATGCATCGCCAAATTGTGCATACGTTACGTTATATCGTCTGAGGAGGTTGGCCAAGCCAAGCATTCCGAGCCCGACTTGCCTATCTTCACTCGCGGGTAAGTACTCTCCAGTCCCTCCAACACCTGTTCGGCCATGGAGATCGCACAACTCGGACATACCTTGAGCGAAAGCCTCTTTGATATTCCGTGTAGTACAGGCTGCGAGATTGCAATGCTGGAGCAAGCATGTTCCTCGTGAGGGCAGGTAAACCTCAAGACACACGTTTCCGTATATTCGTTTTCCATCCTTATATTTTATTTTGTTGAGCCAGATGTCTCCGGACTTAATCCCTTCAAGGATGGCGTCTTTAATTCTGGCGTCGGTAGAGTTCCAGAGTCCGGCATCGAGATCGACGCATCGTTTAATCCACGGAGCATCATCCCTTCCAAGCTGCACGAACTCAAGAATATCGGGGTGGTTAATATCAAGATGGGCAACAATCGCCCCATTCTTATAATGTCCCCCCCTGCGAAGTGTTTCATTTAATACTGAATAAATTTTAGCAAATGAGACTGGACCACTAGCTGTTAAGCCTTTGCCATTCTCGTGTCCTTTAGGACGTAGTTTAGATAGATGTATAGCACACCCTGCTCCATGTCTCAATGCATGGGAAGCAAATCTCCAGCTAGCTTCAATGCCCTCTGGACCTTCCATACTATCGTCAACTACAAATACTGTACAACTGACAGGTAGGCGTGATTCTGGGTTATCCAACCATTGTTGGACCCGACCAGTGCGGGAGATAAGTTCTACCATTAAATTAAATCTGTAAGATCAGGTGGTTTATAGTTCGGTCCTTTCAGAACCTTTCCATCTTCTCGATATATTGGTTTACCGTCCTTATCGAGTTTGGACATATTACTTTCGTGTACTCTATGCAAGGCTTCATCAAGAAACCAATTCATATTCTCAGCATACTGGTAGCATACATAGACTAGATCAGCTAACTCCTTCAAAGCTTCAGCTACTACAGTAGGGTTATCCCTATATAAGTGGTCTTCAGCTTCTAAGAATTCTTTGAACTCCTCAATCACAAGCATTTTCTGAGATGTACGTTTCTCTCGACTCTGTGAGTTTTTCAGGTTGTACTTCGTACGGAATTCCTTGGCTTGCTCGGAAATAAACGTCTTTTTCATGGTGGAGTTCGTTCTGTAAGTAATGAATAGCTTTTTCTAAGTCATGTATCTTGCTATCCTTGTAACCTGCTCTGCAGATATACTTAATAGCATTGCCGAGGTGGAAATTCAATTCTTGGTCTCTAATAAAATCCCAAACATCGAGAGATCCCCGTTTATAGTAGGATGGACCGGCCATTGTTTAATTAAGTTTTTAATTGAGTTACCCATGACAAAGTTTTGTCTTTGCATGGCGAGGAAAACAGTGACAAGATCTTCATGTCTTC